TAACCTCAAAAGACGGGACTCGATGTCCATCAGAAAATTGCCCGGAATTTTTTCCAAAATCCATAATCCACAAGAATTTATCTTGACCGTCATCAATGTTGTTAAGTATTTGTACATATCTATCTAGTCTCCTTTTAATCATCACACGCTGGTTCTAACTTTATGCACGCAATTTTTTGTTCTGGTGACATTTCAACAGGGGGAAGCTCAGTTATAGGGATCTCATCATCCACTTTTTCTTTCCTGAAGTATGAACATCCTGACAATAGCAAAAAGAAGATAAAAAAGTAAAAAACGATTAAAATGGGACATACAATCACCCGGGTCATTCGTTTAAACCCTGATATCGGGGCGTTTATGGCCTTTTTTATTTGGCTTAAAACGGTTGTTTTATCCTTTGGGTCCCAAACCTCCATTATTTGTCTTTTTCAGGCTTTTCTGGGTTATTTAAGAAATCATCACATAATTGAACGGCTCCAACGAGACCATTTAACTGTGCTTCCATATTTCTTATGGCACTTTTACCCTCTTCGATCTTATCTTTAAGGGCATTATGCTTTTTTACTAATTCTTCTTTTTTCTTTTTTATATCTTCTGGTGTCATTATCCTCTCCTTCCAGTTTTTTTGTTACGCCACTTAGCAGAACGTTTTCTTCTTTTCTTCTTACCAAGCTTTCTTCTTCCTTTGTGTTTTGCTAGTCCTACTTTAGCCACTACACTCCACACAAGCCTTCGCACTCATCTGCGAATTCCTCATCAAACGTCTCACCAAAAAGATCTCTCTGTTTCTTTGGTTCTAGAAAATTTATTTCCCTTAATGGTTTCGCTGATTTGTGTAAGAACAGTTCAGCTGTTGTGTTTTTTAATCCATGTCTTATCTTATCATCAACTTCACATGCATCTTCAAAATCTTCTGGATAATTCTTTTGCATGTTCTTCCACTGATCATTATGATGGTATGGACACCCTATACACGAGGACTTGCCTGGCATAGGGTGTTTTTTCATGTCGCGGTACCACTGTAAGCAGTCCGATCTTGACATTTTCATCTCGATCAATGGCCAACGGGATTCAATCCATGGCAATCGTGCTTTTTTCATACGCATTGCTTCATCTGTTGATATCCCAATCCACTGTTCGACAATTGTTCCTTTCTTTACGCGGTGGCGTGGTTTTATACCTAATATTCTTCTCATTTCCTTTTGTATAGGAATAACTTTGTAGTCATGGGTGCACTGGCGATATAACATTCCAACCTTTCCACCAGGACGAGCAGCAAACAGCGGAGGGTTTGGTACACGTCCGGCGAAAGATTTATGTTCCTCATTTGACCCTTTAATTGGGTTCGCTGCACGGATAAGATCCTCACGGATACTACTTCTTTCTACAGTAATGAGTGGACAAATTGTTATAGCCTTTTTAAGATATTCTACATGTTCATATACAAACTTAGGCTCCCACCCAGTATCGGCAAATATCATGTAGTCTGGTTTATGTTTAGTCAGTCCTTCTTGCGCCATGAGCGCCAAACAGGATGACTGAACCCCTGCGCCGAGTGATAATATGCGCATGGTTGGCTCTCTTTTGTTTCCTTCTTCGTCGAAGTACTCCGGCTCTTTCGTTGCCGCAACTGCGGCCATGTTATTGAGTTGTTTTTTATTTGGTGCCATTTTACTTGACATTTGTTCCAAAAGTTTTCTTCTTTCATACTCCATCTGCTCCGCGTTAATTGCAAAGCCCTGCTTCTTATTAGCAGATCTTTTCTTTCCTTGTTCTCTATATCCTGGTTTACTCATTTTGCATCACCCCAATTAGTTTTAATCTTATAATCCACTTTAGTTGGGACTTCCAGATTTATACAGTTTTCCATTATATCTTTTATATCTTTTGCCATTATATCAGATTTTACACTACAATTCAACTCATCATGGACTTGAATTAAAGGGATTACTCCCAATTTTTCATAGACATCAACCATAGCCTTCTTTGTTTGATCTGCAGCTGTTCCCTGAATTAGTCTATTTAGCGCCTTGTACGTACCAGCTCTTTTAATAGAACCACCCCATTTAACTACAGCTTCATTGTGTGGTAAAGCTTTATGAAACACTGGTTGTTTTGTAACAGGATCCATTTCAAACCAATTAGGCTCCCATAAATCAAATTTACATCTTCTGCCTAGATAAGTTCTTATGGACCCTACCTTATTAGCTCTATGCATGACTGCTTCTAGCATTCCCTGCATAAAAGGAACTTTTTCCCTAAATTGAATTAGCATTCCCTTAGCTTCCTTTGGGCTAATATCCAAATCCACCGCTAATTTTTTATAACCCATTCCGTACATAACTCCAAGACCTATCGTCTTCGCTAATCTCCTAGGAATACCAGCCATTTCAGCTGTCTGTTTGTGAAAGTCAAGGCCTTTAACAAACGCAGACTTAACATCTGTTGCTCCTTCGTTCTTATTTTTAATCGCGAAGTGGGTTAATATTCTAGGCTCTTGTTGTGAATAATCAGCTGATAGCCAATCTTCACCTTCTTCCGGTATAAATATTTTTCTTAACTCTGATCCAAATTCACTTCTTATAGGCATTTGCTGTAAGTTAGGGGCATACATGGAAAATCTGCCAGTAACAGTACCTCCTACAAATCCTCCTGCATCACCTCTTATTTGATTTATATGTGCATGCAATCTTCCTTCATGGATGTATCTTGCAATACCGTCAATGAAGGTTCCTTGTAATTTATTTAAAACTCTTGCTTTAGTTATCATTCTAGGCAGCTCGTGTGGGTGTGTTTCAAGGAAGGTTTGTGTAAAACTTGGAGCACCTAGTTCAGTGCGAGGATATTCTAGATTAGCGCCATCAAAAGCTTCAGCAACAGAACGTGCAGCCCACAGCTGTACGTTTAGTCCTGTTATGTCTCTTATTCTTTTTAAATATTGTTTTTCTTTATTAAGTAATTTTCTTTTAAGCCCGAAAGCTTTTTCCATGTCTACTCGTACACCACGTTTAGTCATATTAAATATAACACGAATAAGGCGACATTCCATATCATATACCCTAGTGAGATCTTCATTTTCTATTTCTGTTATAAAACGTTCGTGTAATCTCCACGTTAATTTAGCATCTGCTTCTGCATACTCTCCAACAAATTCAGCAGGAAGTTTATACATCTCAGATTTTGGGTCCAATCCTAGTTCCTCGGCTTTAGCTTTAAGAACTCTTTCGTCCTTAAAACCTCCCAAGTAATCTTTAACAATGCTATTTAAAGTATAGGAATATCTATTCTCATTAAGTAACGCGGCAGCAATCATGGTATCATGAATATATCCTTTAACTTCAATACCTAGAACACTAAGCCATCCAATATCATACTGTGCATTGTGAAATACTTTTTGTATAGACTCATCCTCACATATGCTTTTTACATATTTTATTATAGGCTTCTTATCCATATTTCCACCGCCCTCATGGGCAATAGGATAGTACGCTGTAAAATCTCCACTAGATATTGCAATTCCTATAACCGAACCAATCTTCTTAGGCCATCCTGGACCCATTTTAATAAGATCAGTGTCACATGTCTCTAAGTCAATAGCTACTACTTTCTTTCCTTTCATTGAAGGAAACTCAGTAGGATGAACCCATTCTGATTTTATTTCGTTCTGGTTAAATAGATCCATCGTTCATCTCTCCTGCTATTGCCATGTATGCTGCACCATCAACAAAATCATCTATGTTAAAATCGCCCATGGTGGAGCGCGAAATCTTTAATAAACACATCATGACTGCTACATCACCAGGTGTTATCTCCCTCATTGGTTTAAGTTTATCATCTAAAAACACACTCCATAAATCAGCTATCTGGGAATGATTTTTAAAAGCATTTCCGTGCGTTTCTTCTCTTTTACTACTGATTAATTCAGCAGCTCTTTGTAGTATTTCTTCTTTTTTCATATTATGAAATCTCCATATCCTGATTGAACCACATGCAGTGATTTTTTTGCGCGTGTAACACCCACATAAAAAACTCTGTTTGTATCGTCGGAATTAATTTCCATCTCGTCTCTATTAGCTCGTGATAGACCTGTCATAAGCACAACATTATCACACTCTCCTCCCTTAGACATATGTATAGTGCTCAAATTTATTTTTGCATCAGCGTTTAAACCACCATGCTTCTCCATAGACATTATGTATGATTTATCTTGATCCCCTATATTAAATGCAATATCCCAAGGATCACCTGCATTAAGAAGTCCATGATGCATTACAAGTTCTTCTGCGTTGTAGGATTTTCCTTCCTCCATTGTCTGAAGATTTTTATATCCCCTTGCAACACCAATTCCACTTTTTTGATTTGAGTATATTGACTTAACATCGTTATAGGATATGTCTTCAAAATCATTTAATCTTCCCCAAGCTTCTATTCCTCTGAGTAGATCTTTACTAACTGGATGCTCACCATATTTGGTATAGGGTAGTCCTCTATATCGTAACTCTTCTTCAAAATCATTTAACATGTATTTACATGATGCAAGTATAAGCCAGTTTCCCTCACTTACGTCCACACTACCAGGATAAGTATG